AGCCGCAAAGAGCCGTTGGAGGGCGTCACCCTCGCCGCCACCTGCCGGTGCGTATTGAACCAAGGCGGGCGTAGCGATCTGGGCCAGAGCCTGAGGGGCTACTGGGTCCGGCATGTTTGGAGCGTAATAAGTGTTTGAGAGTGTTGCTTGAGGGTTGGGGAGCCGTGTTGTCAATCGAGTATCCATAGATTAGCCTCCCCACGCATTCATTCGAGTTCGCCATCCACCCATTCCACCTCCACTGGCCCATCGGTTGGCCCACCCGCTGCCTGTAGCTGGGCGGTAAGTGGACATCCCGACGTTCTGAGGCGAGTAGCCCCCGGTCGCTGTTCCAGAGCCGGTGGCTCCCATCATCTGTGGGTTAGAGAACGTGGCATAAGCATTCAGCACCCCGGAGGCCGCATTAGTAATCGCGGTGAACATGCTCGGCTGAGTCACCGGAGGGGCCACCATAGTTGGGGCCATTGGAGCCGGTAGGGCTGGAAGCGGTACGGGCTGTGGGTTCATTGAGTCAATACGAGCCTGGGTCTGAGCCTCGATCTCATCCATTGATCCTAACAATGAGGTATGTCGCCATTCCCGTTCCATACGGACATTCTCGGCGCCTTGAAGTTCGTTAAATGCGATGGCGTCAAGTAGGTAATCGACCGATGGGCCTGAGACCTCACGGTCAGCCGCATCAGCAATAACCCTCTTTTGAACCGCTCGGGAGTCTCGGGTGATCTTATCAATCTCAAGAGATGACTTGACCAGCTCCTGCTCAATTCGATCTTGAATCAAGTCGTAGTTTCGGTGTGCGTCATCAACCGCTCGATCGGCATTCTCCACATACATATCATGCCGATTTTGGATTAATTCGGCCCGGTATTGGCTCTCTTGGTCGTACTGAGCCATCCCCCGGTCATAGACCTGTTGGTTGTACTTGTTCGTAATTCGAGCATTTGCGCTTTGCTGAGCTGCTTGAGCCTTTGCCGCCGCTCTCTGCTGCGCAAACTGAGCCGCACTCGCCGCCACAGATAGTGCAATTCCGACATTCATCGCCGCAGCTCCCGCGGCTGATATCCCCATAGCAGGGGCGGCTGCAATTATGCACATAGTCAGCGAATCCTTACGATTTCATAGAAGGGTAATTTACCTACCCCAAATTCAGGGTGGAGATTGATAAAGGAGAAGCCCAGCCACTTGAGCCATTTAATATGGACCTCGTTGCGGGCATCTACATAGTTGAAGAGGAGCTCAAACTCCTCATGCAGTTCAGCTAGCCACTCTTTGGACTGACGAAGTACCGAGACCCGGCCTTCAGCAATCTTGTCAGTGCCTAACATCCAGACCATCCCCACATCTGGAAGGATTTGACTGGCTCCAAACATCAGGATGGGCTCATCCTTGAGAACCCCCGTCCCACAGTTAAGACAGTTCTCAAATCCAATCTTCAAAGCGTCATAAGCCGATACACCCGAGTGAGCCTGGGCTTCCGCCACGTCTTCATCTCGAAGCCGGGGGGCCAGATACTCCACGTCCTCAAGGACCGAGGGTCTTACATAAGCGTCAGGAGTACCTTTGGGACCGGGCATTCAGGGATATCTCGTATTCAGCAGACATCAAGGCACAAGGCAGAGGGCTGTCATTCTTGGCCTCAATCTTGACCTGATCAGCTTGGGAATAGACAGGTATGCGGAAGGTGCCGGTTTCAAGGGGCACACTGCCCAACTTGTTGGCACCAGACCCCAGGATTCTACCCGTGAATGGGTGCGTACTGACGTCTCGATAGTCAGGAGTCACCACGATCTTGAAGAACCCAGAGTCGTTAAAGGTCAGTGTCAGATAGCGGACCTGGACACGGCCCTCAGCAATCGCCACATCCCCACCTCCTTGGGTGGGCTCACGCATGACGACATCACTGAACTCGTAGACCATCTCGTACTGCTCACCAAGCCAGTAGGCGGTGGAGGAGAGATCCTCAGCCACCACGATCTGGTTGCTGTCGTTGGTCTGAGTAGCTACAGGGATACGCTTACCAGCCTTGGTAATCACCTCGATAGTCGAGTTGTTGTAAGCCTTGTAGGGCATCGTGATGGTGGTGTTGCCAGTGCTGGAGCTGTAGGAAGGCGTAGCGGCTGTTTGGTCCACCCGGCGATCCAATAGAGTGCGGTATTCCACGCCCGTATCGACCAGCCCCGTCTCCATCCGCATCTTGTCAAGGAAGATCCCATCGGCTCTCTTGACCACTAGGTATAGGGTGGTGTCGATGAACTCGATCCCCAAGATCGTATCGTTGCTTGAGAACTTGAAACGGGACCATGAGGATTGGAGTCTCTCGCCTGATTGATCGAAGAATTTGTAGGCATATAGACTCGTGCGATCCCCATCAGCCAGGACGAACAGAACGTCCTCATGACTTGATCCCGCCATGTCCCTAATAGATCCATCGATGTACTGGGGAACCTGGCCAGAGATGTCCGCTGCATCAAACAGCGTCTCTGCGGTATCGGTTGAGATGTAATACTGACGGATGCCACTGTAGGAGCCTCGGGTGAATCCGAAGTAAATCGAAGACCCGATGGTCACAGGGCGGACATCAGAGATAGATTCGTAGTTGGTCGTCTTAGTCATCGCCACCGTCTTGGGGCTCAGGGGCGACGAGCCCTGAAGGACAAACTGGGTCTGCTCGCTGAACAGGACCAGCTGCCGGGCGAAGGGAATGGCCGACTGAAGGATCGAGACGGTGTTATGGGTCGAGGCTGCGTCAATGGGATCGGTGTCCAAAAGGTCCGTGACCGTCGTTCTCCAGAAGTTGAAGAACTCAGCCGTCTCCGACATGATCACATTCTCATCGCCCAAGAGTCCCAATCGGTTCTTGAAGAAGAAGATGTCGTTGATTGTGGTGCCCACGAAGGTGGGGTCTGCGTTGCTTACCTCATCTCCAGCGTTCCGCTCACCCCAAGTGGGGAGGGTAGCGTGTGAGCCATCGCAGGGCCCAAAGATAAACGAGCCGTCAGCCTGGCGAACCAGCACATGGGGCATGGTGGAGGCGTCAAACTTGTACTTGATGTTCTTCTGGCGGAACTCTTGCCAGTATCCGGTTCCAAAGGCCCCATCGTCAGCGACGAACTGGACGTAGTAGTCGTCGCGGGTGTCCGTAGCGTCCCCGACAATCTTGACCTCAAAGCCGTGAGGGGCCGTGGTCGGAAGGTCAGTCAGGTTCTGGATTTCATCTTTGATAATGACCATCGCCGTGTCGCCCAGCCCATCAAAGCCGTCAATGGTAAAGTCGGTAGTGCTTGCACTTTGAAGCCAGATAACACTGCCCGAACGGCTCACGTTGATATTTGGTGACATCCCGGAAGTGGCATCAAGCTGATCAGCAATGTAATCAGTGGCGACCTGGGCCCGTTCGGTTGACACATCGCCATCAGGGGTTGTGTAATTCCTGTTCACAGTAACGCTCCCACCATGTACTACCGTAAAGTCATACCGGGTTGAGTAGTCACCTTGCTTAATAAACACTAACGCCTCTGGGTTCCTGTTGGTCCCCAAGCTCGCGTCCATAGCCACCGTCTTGGTGCGGTTGACGAAGAACGTGTAGTCGGCGATTGTCAACGCCCGGAGCTGCGTGTCCGCGTACTTCGTAGCCGAGGGCATGTTCAGGTAGGCCAGATCAGTCGCATCGACTGCCGAGCCGCTGGCATCGTTGACGGTCTTGGCGACCCCTCCAATGCTGTGGACCTTAAGAGTCGAACCGCTTTCGTTGGACTTGATCGTAATGACGTACCGCTCAGTCGCATCACGATTGATCGTGTGGATGAAGTAGTCCTCAGCGTCTCCGGGAGTCGAGGAGTCTAGGTTGGCAACATGCTCCGTAGGCATCCTCTTGGTCAGGCCGTCGAGGACGCTTGGATAAGCGTTGTCCTGTACGTCACACTGGTTATCAAACCGGGTGCTATCCGGTTGCTGAGAGACGCCTCCGATGAGGTTGGAGATGCCCTTGGAGACTAATGCCATCAGGAGACCCTGTTCCTTACGTTGCCGCGATCAATGGTGCGGCGGACATCGTAGTGATCGAAGATGGTGTAATCGGCGTTATCACTCTCCGCTTCGCGGAGGGTCACAAGAGCCTGATACTCGTCCATCTGGTTAAAGTCGTGGTGCTTACCAGAGCCGACCATGCGGTCCTGAAGCTTCCGGGCAGCCCGGATCATGATGTACTGACGAGCTGCTTGGGGGAGGTCAGTCCATTCAAGCAGGTAAGTAACGGTGCATTTGAGGGCATCCGAGATCGTAAAGGTCTTGTCAGTCTTGTTGTAAATCTTCTGGCCCCGCTGGATGTACTGCGTCGTATTAGCGTTCGCTGGTTCTACATCGACACGGGCGACGTTCTCACTTAGAAGAATCTCGTTAGAAGTGTTGGGACTGAGGGATACCTCGTATTCACGATTGAAATGCCAGCCCGAACTCTGAACTTCTCGGGACACTTCATCGAGAATCGACTTAGCCATCATCACATCCTGTGTCTGGCTAGAGGCATCGAGGGTATTTACCGGAGCCTCTCCGATTGCAGACATCATGGTGTTGATGGCTTCCAGTTTGGTGGTGTTAGCGAGAGGCATAGATATTCCTTAAGAGAAAGGCGGTGACCCCCCGAAGGGGGCCACCACCGAAGTGGCCGGGACAATGGCCGAGTCTTAGACAGCCAGTTCCACGAGAGCTTCGTGGCGGAGGATGTCGTGGCCCATAGCGTACCGAGCGACCATCAGGGTGCCCTGACGCTCGACCTGGTACTCGGTCTCGACAGCGAGATCCATGAGCTTGACTGTGCCAAGTGCGCTTCGCTGGAATACGAGGCCCTTGGTGATGCTGCCAGCAGTGCCTACAAAGTCGTGGGCACCGGAAGCGGAGCCGAGGTCGCCAGCATCCGGGGTCCAGTCTGCCGTAGGCATGTGATTGGACTTGAGGATCTGGATACCCGCAACGCTCAGAACAACGCCACTAGCGAGAGAACCGTTGCCATCGCTGCCGTAGTCACGGTTGATAGCATCCTTGTTCTCTTCGACCAGCAGGTAATACTCTGAGGGTGCCAAGACGCAGAAGCGATCATTAGCCGGAACATTCTGTTCGTCCAGCGTCTGAGCTGCATCAACGATACCCGCCAGAAGGTGGTCACCATTTGAAGCATCGCCGATGTCGATCTTAGTACCAAGGTACGGAGCCGCACTAGAACCAGTGTTACCGAATCGGTCGGTAGTAGCACGGGCTCCTGAGAGACCGTAGTTGATCAGTGTGGTATCCGCTGCATTCGCCAGGGCATAGCCCATCTGCCGCGTATATTCTGATCTTACGTCCCAGTGGGATTTTGCTTCGTCAATGTTGGCGACGAAGACACCCGAGATCAGCAGATCATTGATCGTAACGGTGATTTCACCGGTAGCCATCGGACTCAGGTAATCGTTGGAACCTGCATCCTGATCTTCGATGATTGACTCACCTGGGGTGTGGTAACGAGCGTTAGCGGTGCCGACAGCCGGGAATTGGGCTGACTTGCCGCTGGAGATGGTACGCACCGTATGACAGGGCATCATCACGCATGCTTCTTCAAACGTAGCCAGCACTTCGCCAGCAAACTGTTTCAGGAAGAGGGCGTTTTGATCGCCGCCATTGTCGAGCATACCAGGCCGCGAAAGTTGCATAGCCATAGGTATAACCTCTTGTGGTTAAGGATTAGAACGAATGTCGCGTTCCAGTACGCCTCGGACCACTGGTTATCCGCCTCGACGGGCCAGTTCCTAACTCGTAGAAACTTCGTGCGACTCAGTTAATGAGCAGCTCGCACACGGAGCTGCTTCAAGAATAGACAGGGCTTATGTTTCAAAACCATGCCTAAAGTCCCCAAGGGGACATATGTAGTTTATTTGCCGGGGATCATCTTAGTGATCCAAGGGCGAAGGATTGCACCAGCGGTGAAGCTAACAGCCCCAACTAAAAGGACAAACCAAAGGGTGCCAAGAATGCTGCTCATTTCTTTGTTTCCTTCTTTTTGAGAATGGCCTGCCGAACAATCCGGTAGGCATATGCCATAGAGATGGCTGCGGATGCTACAAGCACTGGAATGAAGATCCAGTCCGCATAGCGAGCAATTGTATAGTTCAAGATCACCAGGCCCAAACCGACGCCGAGGGCTCTCAAGCCAAGGGAGCCACGGGTGATCACCATAGCGGCCACACCGCCCAAGATGCAGATCCCGCCCAACAAGCTCAATAGGTCTAAAGTGCTTATGGCTTGTTTGGCGTGGTCCCAATCCGTGAGGCTGACGCCAGGCGGTGGGGCAACTGGTACAGG